CCAAGGTAAACTTTATACAGGTTTATCTTCTGTAATGATTATGAAACTACCTACAGAAACAGGTGTAGAATATTCAGCAGAGGAAAAACCCATGAATGGTAGACTTCAAATTATTGGATCTGCTAATGGACAATTTTCTAAAACAGATTATTCACCAAATATGAAGATTGGGGACTTCTATGTTTTTCCTTATGACATGAGACACTGCGTATATCCATTTAACGGAACCAAAGAAACAAGAAGAACATTAGTTTG